TTCCATTTGTTTCAACGCGCGCGGGATGGCCGCGTCGGCGCTTTTGGGGTCGAGGAAATCACCCGCCTTGTTCATGCGCGGGCGTCCCGTGCGCGACATCACCCGCCGCAGATTCGGCGGGCAATCATCCCGCCGCGTCACCGGCCGCAGCATTTCCTGCACGCGTCCGGTGCTCACGTCCTCATATTCGTAAATTGGCATATTACGCTCCTACCAAAAGAATGAAGGCCAATTCGTTGCCCTTGATCGTTTCCAAGGTCGGCGTCCATTTATCGCCGTGCGTGTCCGTCCAGACTTCCACTTCAAACGGCACGCCGTCCGCCGTCCAGGTGGAGTCCGATTGCTTGGTGTAAGTGCCATTGACGAGCTTCACCGTGGCACCAACTTTGAAAGCGGTGTTCATTACGGGGCGGCAGGTTTTGGCGTGGTGTCAGGGATGTTAAACGTCGAATACGGCTTCACGCCGGCAAACAACGCTTCAATGTCGGCCACGGTCGGATTGGGTGCTTGAAACGCGGCGATGACCTGTTTGACGAAAGCCGGACCATATTGAAGGGCTTCGGTGATGGCAAAGGCAGCAATGGGACTCATATTATTTGACGTATTGGTTGAGGATGGCGAGCAACGCTGCTTCCGCGTCGGTCACGGCCTGATTAGCCGTGGTCACGTCCGCAGCGTTCGGGGTGTTGTTGAGGATGGCTTTCTCGATGGCGGCTTTCGCTACCGTCTGCGCGGTGTAGTAGGCGTCATAAGCCTTGTGAACCGTGTCGATCTGTGACTGCGTGGCCTTGCCCGCAACCACCAAGTCATGCCAGACAAACAAGCCGGTGTTGACGCTGGTGATGACGACCGCCTCACTGATGGCGGCTGAATGCGTTTGATTGGTCGAGCAACCCGCGCTGAACGTCAGCGCCAGCGCACCGATCAGCGCCAAAGCCGGCAGCTTGGCCGGCGGCGTGGCTGAACTGGCGTGTTGGAAATGGCTCCAAATGACGCCGACGAGCATCAGCACCAGGCCGATGACATCTTCGCTGTTGACGAGTCCGGCGGCTTGTTGCGCGCCGTGCGTGGCCAGAATGGTGCCGATAATTTTGAGCGCCGTTCGCACGGCTGAGGTGAGTTGGTCTTGATTCATAGTTTGTTTTTGTTTGTTGGTTTACCGAAATTTTAGTGCGTCTTGTTCTCTTTGATCTGCTCACCGAGCACGGCAATGCTGGTTTTGATGTCGCTCACGGCTGCGGCTACGGCCGTCACCGCCGCTTGATTTTGTGAGTTGGCGGATCGGAGCGTGGCGTCCTCGGCGCTGAACCATGTCTTGCTGACAAATTTCACGTCATCATCCGCCGCCGCTTGAAGCAACGCCTTATCTTGCTTTAGCTCGATGGTGTCGAGCTGTTGCCGGTTGCCCCAAGACATCGCGGCCAAAACAATGCCCACCACGAAAACCACCAGGTTGTCCGTCAGCCAGCCGTGGATTTTTCCTTTTGTTTCGTCGCTCATAGTCATTGGTTCGTCACAATGTTGCTGATGTTTTTGGATTCGTTTCCGTGTGCGTCCAGGCCAACCGCCCAGCACGTCATAAAGTTTGTCGGCACTTTCCAAAGCGGGGCCGGATTGTCGAGATGATGCACCCCAGACGGGTCGAGCCAGTAAAGCCGGTAGCTGACCGCGTTGCTCGGCGTGGCCTGAGCCGTCCAGTTCGTCACCGCAGGCGTAACGGCAGCGACAGGCGGCGTGGATGAACAGCCGATGCCAAACAGGATGACGATTAAGATGCCGCCGATAATTCTCACCAGTCACCTCCGATTTTACCAAGATGGATTGCGCTGCACCCGGCAAAGAAAAGTGTCATTGCCACCGCAACGAGTATGTAAGCAATAATTCTCACGGTGCAAACTCCTTGGTGTAAGTGGTCGTTCCGTTTGTGCTTCCAGTGACAAATAAAAAGCCGTTGCTGCACCACATGCGCGCCCCCTTTTGACTTCCGATGTCGGCAAACGATGGCGTGTTGGTCTGCACCCAAAGGCTGAAAGCGTTGCCAATGGTCAACGGTGCGTAAAGGTTGGCCGTTGGCGTTGCGGCTGTGCGTGGCCAAAAGAACATTTCCGGTTGCGCGGGGTAAATCGGAATCGTGAAAGTGACCACGCCGGCATTGGTGGAAGCCGTGTAATTCGTGTAGGTCGTCCAGCCGTTCAACAACGAAAGGTTCGTGCTGGATGAAATGACAAACGCCGATGGCAAATTCGTCTGCGGGATGGCCAAAAGTAAATTCGTCCCGGTGCCGTCAATGCTCAACGAGTTGTAGAGCGTCACCGTCGGAAACCCGATGTCGAAAGCAGTCCCGCCGAAGTGGCTGACGATCTGGTGAAAATAACCGTTCGTGTCGGTGGTATTTTGCCACTGCCCGGCGACCATGTTCTGCTCGGTCAAATCCACATAGTTCTTTGTCGCGGCGTCTTGCGGCTCCAGCGGGTCGCTGAACTGCGTGAACTGGCCGTAAAATCCGTTCGTGCGGCCAATATTTTCAGGATGGTCAATCGTTTGAATCACGATCGAGCCAAGCCCACCGCCCGCGCCGACGACCGCCAGAGAATAAGTGTTGGTGACATTGTTAAAATTTGTCAGCACAAACCATCCAGAGGTGCCATTTGTCGAAGCCCAAATCTGCTCAAAAACATTCGTGGGAAAAGACAACCCGCCGCCGCCGGCTTGACCACCGTTGAAGCTGATCGAGGTCCAACCGTTCGTAAATCGGCCGACATAATTGGAGCTGGCAAAAGTCCAATAATTTGACGCGAAAATTGTGAATTGCTGACTCGACAAAACGCTGTTGCTGAATACCTGCACGAAGTTCGTGCCCGGTGCGCCTGGTGCGCCATTGCCGCCTTGCAGTCCCGTCGGCAAACCAAGTTGAAAAACATTCGGCGTGGATCCGTAGTTGACGCAGTAAGCCGATGCACCCGGTGCGAGCGTCACCGTATTGGTAAAGGTGATGGCGGCACCGCTGCCACCGCCCCCGCTCAGATTCGTCCCGCCCATCACAATCGAATCGACGTAGAGCGATTTGAACGGCACGTCCGAGCGCCCAAGGTCCGTCCAATGCGGCGCGACACTGCGCCAGACTGGATTGCGTTCAATGGATTCTGCCGCTGACGCCGTGAATATCCACGATGCCAGCAGCAGAAATGCCAATGTAAACCTTGAAAACATTTATCGCGTCGGTTTGATGATCGCAACAATGGATGAGTTTGTGGCCGTGGATGTCAGCGTGTTGGGCGTCGAACTGACCACGACCGTGCAGGCGTCAAAATCGCATCCCTGCGCGCCAAAGGTCAGGAAGTAATTTGCACCCGCAGCGGCGGCGATACTGAACATGGGCGATGATCCGTTGGCCGGAACGGCGTTCGTATTGAACACCTGAATGTAAACCGGCGTGATATTGGTGTTGAATCCGGCAATGTCATACACCTTGCATGAAGTGGTTGAGACGATGTTGGACAGCACCGGGGCACCCGTGCCGACAGGAATTGCCACCGAAGATTGAGCGTTGGCCGAACCCGTCAACACCGTTGCGAGTAGAATCAAAATCAGTTTCTTCATAATTAAAATAAAATTTGTGGCGCGGTGGAAACCATGACGAAACCACCGCGCCAGTTTTCAGCTTATCCCGATGCCGCTTTGCGTCATCTGGTCCGCTTCATCTTTCAAGCCCTGCATGCCAGTATCCTGAGCGTCGGACTGGCTGTCATTGTCGCCGTCCACGTCCTGCCCGTTCACCGCCGTTTTTTGCACGGTGACCACGTTGCCCTGAATGCTCACCACTTTGCCGGTAACTTGGTAATTCACTTCATCGCCCACGGCCGGCGGCTGCATCTGCTCTTGGTCGTCCGGCATGGACAACGCATCGAGCGAAACGGTGTCCGTCGGGCTGGCCATCGCGCCGGCGGCTGCGTCCGGTTCCTTGCCTTCGGGCAGCGCAGACCCTTCGCTAAAGGTTTCGTCAGTGGGTGATTTTGGGTTCATTGGTAGGTGGCCGTTATGGCATTAAGGTTGCAAGAACTTGTTCCACTGATTTCGCAATACAAGGGATAGCCTTTTTGTCCGGCATACACACCTGAGCCAACCACTGAAACTGTGGCTGCGCCTACGGGTATAGTTCCAGCCGGAGTCAATGCGTAAATGCGATCACCGGCCGCAGCCGCCACCGTTGATGTCCAAGCGCCAAGTAGTTGGTTAGTTTGTGTCACAGAACTTACTTGCAGTTTCTCATAGGTATCTGTGGCAAAATGCCGCAGCAACACAATCTGCCCAGCCACGCCAAAGTTGTTCGTGGACGTAACGTAATTTGTGTTTCCAAAGCTAGCCGCAGTAATGTCAGCCACGTTCGTTACCGAATAGAACGTGATTGAGCTGCTCGCAAGATCAGATGTAGCGTTGATGTAAGTGACCAAAGGCGTTCCATTATTGGATGACAACACGGAAACGCAGGCGTAACAATTCGTTGCCCCCATTTTTGTGCCACCCCCGCCAAAGACAGTTTGCCCGAATGAACTTGCGACGGAACCCAACAGTAAAAAAGTCAGAATTATATTTTTCAGAATTTTCATAGTCGTGATTAAATTTGTGTTTTTGGAATTTGTTTAATTAAGCAGCGCGGCGGCTGTTACACCGCCGCGCTGTTGTTTACTCAATAGAACTTGGTCTTGCTGCGGAGTTGCACGACGTGCGGCACGTCGCTGGCTTCCGAGGTCCACAACAACGCGGCGGCATAGAACGCTTTCCAGCCGAGATAAATCCACTGGCCCAGCGGATTCGCATTGTCGGGTTTGTTGATGAGGATGAGCGAGGGGCTGGCCGGGTCGCTGCCCGCAATCCCCGTCATCTTCGGAGTGCCGAACGCATCCGCGCCGAGATACAGCGTGGAATAGATCGCGCCCGTCGTGGCCGTGCTGGCGATGGCCGCTGCCGCCGGAGCGTGGACGCCGTAACCGGTGCCGGACGCGACCGCCGCGTTTTCGATGAACAGGTTGGCCGGCTGCATCGCTTCGATGAACACGCCGCCATCCAATTCAAACTGCGCCCAGGGGAACAACAGCTTGTCGGGATTGTATTGCGCGGTGTTGCTCCAAGTGGTGTCTTGGCGCATGTCAGACAAGACCGGGCTGGGAATCAGCACGGGGTATTGTCCATTGATCGGCGGCACGCCCTGATTTTTGAGCTGCGTCATGCAACCCACATGCGCGGCGCGGGTGATGACCGCATTCGCCACCGTGGTGGCGCGGAACGTGTCATAATCCGTGGTGGAAACGCCCGTGTTCGCCGTGCCCGCAAACCGCTCAAACTGCGTGTTTGAACCGTTCATGGTCTTCTGGCCGCTCGGAATCGGGTTGGCCGTGGCGTCCGCGTCGGCGGTGCCCGCCTTGGAACAGATCGCGTGCCAGCAAACGGATTCCAAGTCCAAAGCCGCGTCGGCTTTGACCCGTTCGGAATACACGTCCACGGTGTTAATCAAGTCCGTCGCCGAGACGACATCCGAGATTTTCACCAACTGACCGCGCTGGGCCAGCTTCACGTCGATGTAACCCATCGCCACTTCCGTGAGGGTTGCCGGGATGGACGCTTCCGTCAGCGCACCCACGCCAACGCGATTCGCCTTGCGCGGGCGAAAGAAGCGAATGCCATTGTAACCGCTGTTTTTGGGAACGACCTGTTGCCGGGCGTATTTCGCCAGGCGCATGTTCAGTTCGATTGGTTTGAGCAGTGTCTTGTTATACTGCGACAAAACTCTGTTGACGAAATCCGCCGGGTTAGCGGAACCGGAACCACCGGCAGTTGAACCCGCTTGAATTAAAGCCATATTGTTTTATGGCGCGAAGTTTTACCGGATGGAACCGATGGCCTCTGCCTCTTGGCGCAACGTGTCGAGGCTGTCGCCGGCATCATTGCCGAGACGAGCCGCGCTGCCTGCGCCGGCGGGAGTGGTCAACGCTTCCAATTCCTTAATCTTCGCGCGTAACTCCTCCGCTTCCTTCACCAATACCGGCACACGAGCGGCGTCAGCCTGTAACGACTGCGCCTTTGCTTCCGCCGCCGTCAAACGGGCGACGTGATAAATCACTGAGGGATTGGCCAACAACTGCGGGTCGGACTTTGCCAGCGCGTTCAAATGACCGGCAACGGTCTTCTGAAACGAACTGCCTTCCTGCACCAGTTCAGGGAACGCCTTGGCGGCTTCCACGGTCCACGCCTGTTTCGCCTGCTGATACTGCTGCTCCTTTTGGGCGAAACCAGCCGGCGGATTCTTCTTCAAGGTTTCCGCGTGCTCGGTCAGGTCTTCGCTCAACGCATCGTTTTTGGCGGCGAGTTTCACCAGCTTTTCAGCTTCGGCAAACTGTCCGGCTTCTTCGAGGCGACGGGCTTGGGCGCGCTGATGATCTGCCAACTGCCGCTTTTGCTGCGCGGCCGTCTGGTAATCTTCGGGCTTGAACTGTGGTTGCGCCGCCGATTGCTGGATGGCTTGAAACTCGGCCTGCTTGCGGGCGAACTCCGCGCGCTCGGTTTCGAGCTTCGCTTTGTCGGCGGCAATCGCAGCCTTGTCGGCATTGACTGTTTCCCACGTCTTTGTCAACCGCTCTTGCGATTTGGCGTAACGGGATTTTTCAGCCTCGGCCTTGGTTTCAACCTTCGGTGCTTCCGGCGGTTTGGCTTCCGTCTGTGATTTATTCTGCTCGGGGGCGACGGTCTTTGCTTCTGTCGTCGCTCGTGTGTCGGCGGCTTTGGAATCGAAGTTTTGAGCTTCGGTCTTTACAGGCTCGGTCGCGCGTGGGGCCGGCTCTGCGTCGCGCTGCTCCGGTGCGGTCGGAGCGTTGACCTCGGCTGGCGCGCTGGATTTCTCCATCGCTTCCAACTGGCTCAACGCTTCTTCCATCCCGGGATACTCTGCAATTTCTTGGCTCATGATTTACTGTGTTTAGGGCGACAACCGTTCAAGCAACGACGCCTCGTCCTGTGGCGCTTGCTCGGCATTTGGGTTTGTGTCCTGGACGCCGGACACCCGCGAAAGTGAATGCAGATACCGCACCGCCTCGTCCCAGCCGGCGGATACTCCGGCGGCGTGAACGGTGTTGGCGCGGTCGCGTGCGCCATTGACGGCGATGCTCGCCGCGATGAAGCGCAAACGCTCGGAAAGAACTTTGCCCGTATCCGTCGCCAGAAACTTTTCAAGGTCGGTGGCTTGACCGGGTTTCCAGTCTGGGGCCGCAACGGGGATTTCGACGGAGTAAGGATTTTTCAGAAACAAGTCACTGGCGGCAATGAAATCAACTGCGCTTGTTTCAAGGTGTGATTCATTGGCCAACCGCTCGATGGTATTTCGGCCAAGGCAATAAACCGGCTTGCCAACCAGATACCGTAAGAGTTTTGCGAGCGCGCGTTTCACTGGCCTTGTTTTCGCACAGCACGCGCCTTGGACGCAACGTCCTCGGTTTGCACTTTTTTGAACCCCGTTTTCGCCGTGATGTGCGTCGGCATCGCCGCAAGGCCGCGCAACGCCTCCGGTGTGACCTCGATGGGCACCGTAAAAGGCGTCGTCCAGTCTTCGGATTCCCAATCAACCACAAGGCTTTTCTTGTCTTCGCCCAGCCGGACGGACTGGACGGATGAAGCTGGTGGCAACGCGGCGCGGATGGCCTCAACGTCAACTGGTATACGGGTGCTGAATTTGCTCATGGTGTGGATTGCATTTGCGGTTGCGGCATCATCGGCGCTGGTCCCGCCGGTTGCTGCATGGATTGTTGGATTTTCTGCGCCAGTTGTTTCGCCGCCTGTGGGTCGGTCTTCTGCAAATACTGCCAGTGGACAGCCATGTGCTCTTGCACGCGCTGCCGGGCCGTGGGATCCACCGGAACATTGTTCAAGCCCTGTTTAGCCAGCCAACCGAGGTCCACCAGAATGCGGGTGGCATGGTCTTCACCCGGCATTACCGCCGCCGGATAGCCTTCGGCCAAAACCAGAATTTCCATGGCTTCGTCTTCGGCTTCGCTGTTCGCCTTCTGGTTGGTCGGGATGAACGCCTTGAGCGCCAAGCGCGGATCGTCCGCGTTCAATGCTTCCTTGGTCAATTCCTCCATGCTCACATTCTGGTTGCCCTGGTAAGCCTGCATCCGCGCAATCGCCATCGCCATTTTCTTTTGGCGGTTCCAGCCGTCGGGCGAGCCATCAGGAAAAATCAAATAGGAATCATGCAACGCCGATTCTGGCAGCGTGCCGATGCTGCCGGCCACGTAGTAGCTGAAATCGTTTCCCTTGAACATTACCAGCAAGCCCCAAATATGCCGGTAACACTTCGTCAGGCTGTCGCGGAACATCATGGCGTTGTCATTCATGCCGGCGGATTGCAACGCGCTGATGCGCTCATTCTCCGTGGCGCTGCGCGGCTTGCCTTGGCTCTGGCCGGGATCCGTGATGCCAAAGTCCGGCGTCATCGCCTGCGTCTCGCCAATGCCGCGGGCAAAGTTTAATTCCGCATCGTAGGAATACGGCGGCGGGTTCATCTGCACCCCGCGCAGATTCATGGGGATGACTTCGCCCGGTTGCCATCGGATGTTGGCGATGTTCGGAATCTCGCCGTCTGCAGTCAGCACCGGACGATTGCTGAACGTCATGGCATCGGCCTTTTCGTTCCAGAGCTTTGTCAAATACGCCTCGACCGGCGCGAGCAGTTCCGCCAAACCACGCGGCGAATACCAGCCTTCGTCTTTGACCTCGGCGGCAAAAGAAAAAAACGGCACGGAAATCTTGCCGTTGAATTTGTAGGCGCAGCCGTAAGGCTTGCGGATTTCCAAATCTGGTTTCTGTGGCGAGTAAGTGTAAACCGTGTAACCGTTCGGCGTCCGCACCCAATGCTCCCACAAAATAATTTTGTTCTGGTCGCTCGTGAAGTTCAGTCCTTCGCGCAAACCCTTTTCCCGAATGTATTGGGATAGGCTTTCCGTCGAGGCAACGCCGCAAATGCTTTTCAGCGTTTCCGGCGATTGGTCGAATCGCCGGTTAGCTTCATACTTCGGCACCGTCCATTGTTGCACATGCACAAACTCGTCCGCGTCGTCAATGTCCGTCGCGTTTTCAGGCACCAGCAAAAACATCGGATCAATCGCCTCAAAAACCAACGCATGATTTTGAAACGGGTCGGTAGTGATTTTCAACACGCCGCGCCCGCGCAACAGCATCGTATCCACCACCACGCGGATTTTTTGCAGAAATGTCGAGAGCTGAAAAACCTTGTAGTTGAACCAATCGGCTGCGGCTTCGGCTAGCGCGTCGGGCTGGTTCTTGGTCGAGACAAACGACGCGAGCCGGTTTCCCGCCATCACCTGACCGAGCCAGAACGGTTTCTGTTTCCGAATGCTCATGTCGATTTCGGGAAAATGCAAATCCGCTGCGGTCGGAAACGGTTTGTTACGGCGGCGCAAACCTTCGTGGCGCATGGTGGAAAACAGGCGTTGCTTCTGTTCCCACGGCAGGCGCTCGGTCATCATCCGTTGCGCGGTGTTAAATCGTTGTTGGCTCATGTGCAGTAGGCTCCTGGTATCTGGTCGTTGTTTTCATTCTCGTTCATCTCACGGTATTGCTCGGCAAAACTCCCGCGCTCGCCGCGCTGCCCTAAGGAAATGGAATCCAGCCGGCGCAACGGTGTCATGCAGCCAAACACCGCATCAGCTCGGTCGGGACTGGTCACGCCGCGCGCTTTCATATCGCGCTTGGATTCGATGGCCAGCTTGCCCTTGGCATGGTCCACGCCCTTGCGGTCGAGCATCTGCGCGCGGAGATCGTCGTCCTCGGGCAAAACGATTTCGCGCCGGACAATTTGCATCGCCCCGGTAAACCACATTTCAGCGGCGACGTTGGCGTAATGGTCGGAATCGCGGGCCGCAGCCTGATTGTTCACGCGGCCAACCCGCCAGCCCATCGCGTCGAGCTGCTTGCAAATCAAACCGCCCGCACCGCCTTCGTCGGCCTCGATATTCTCTGGCCGCAATCCCAACCGAATAAATGCCGAGACAAACCGGCCGCAAATGGCATGGATGGAATCCGCGCGAAACGCTTCCTCAATCGTCACCACGTTCCCGTCGCGAAAAGCCAGAATGTTTTCATCTCCATCACCGGACCATGCAAAATCGCAGAACGCTTTTTTCTCGCCGCGCTTTTCCGTCGGCGGCATCGCCATCAAATCTTCCAGCGACTTCAAGTCCACCACCGCGCCCGCGACCGATTCCATGAAATCGGCTTCCACCATGGATTTGAACAGCGGATGATCTTTGCCCCATTTCTCGCGCAGCTTGGCGATGTCCTCGGCTTTCCAATGCGGGCAATCCGTCGCCCGCTGCACAAACGTCGAATAGAACTTGGCCTTGGTCGTGTGGCTGCGGTAAAACTCGCCCTCGGCATAGCCCGGCGAACTGGCGATAAGCAGCCGTGTCGGCTTGCACCGTTCGATGGCTTGAAAGATGTCGTCTTTGACCGTCTTTGCCTCGTCCACGATGATGAGCAGCGGAGCGTCCGTGTCGGCGTGATGGCCTTCAAACTTGCCGGCGTCGTTGGTCGAAAAGCCCTCCCAAAAACAGTTGATGGATTCCGTTTCCACGCGCGGCGTGTGCAGGAACGACCACGCCGGGAAGCGCGGCGCGTGTGCGTGCAGGCTCGGCAAAAGCTGGTCCTTGATCTGGCGATAACTGCCGCTGGTGCTGATGACCTGGCCTTTGGGGAATGCCGCCAGATGCCAAAGAATCGCCGCGCAAATCACGCGCTTGGTCTTGCCGCCCTCGTTGCAACTGCGGAAGGAAACCGCCGAACCCTTCGGAGCCAATGCCCGCAAAACGTCGCGTTGCTTCGGGTAAAGCTGCATCGAAAGCACGGCCTCGGCAAAGGCGTCGGGCATGGCGCGGTTAGAGCTTGGCGGCATCGTCACGGAAAATTTTGAGGTAATCGTCTGGCAATCCGACAATGGTTTGATGCACGTCGAGCTTTTCAGGCGGCTTGGCGAAATCAACAGCATGACGACGCTCAAGAAAAGTGACGCGCGCCCGCCAATCCTCATGCCGGGCAAGAAACCGGAATGATTCTCCGAGAAATTCAGCCTTCGCCGCCTTGAATACCCTGACAAATTCAGGATTTCGAGCCAGCGCGTGGCGCCAAGAATCCTCGTTGATGCGCTCGTTTTTTTCCAAGCACAAAGCCATTTCCAAAGGCAGGCCCAGCCCAAAGCGTTCGCTGACGCGCTTGACCACTTCGAGGGTGATGTGAGCCTTACGGCCGAGTTTTTTCTTTTGTGCCACACTGCCGCCACTCTGCCATCGTTGTGCGTTCCGGCTCAATCTTGTGGATTTGCACTTTTTTGAACCCGCCCGATACCCCGCACCATGCGAAAATCGCTGGCCTCGATCCAAGCGACCGCCTCTTTAAGTGTTGCCGCCTGATGGATTCCGTGCATGGGAAAGCCGCAGCGGCGCATCTCGTAAACGTAGCGCGTGGACACGCCCAGGCTAAACGCGATGCCTTTGACGCAGAGTTTTTCCGCCTCGTTATTCACAGCAAATCATTTGGCTGCGCCTTGTCGACGTGCGTGATGGTTCTAGCCTTGCGCGCGTCGTGCTGGCGTATCTTTTCGGCGCGGGCCTGCCTGATTTTGTCGAACTGCGCCTTGATGTCGGCGTCAATCTTCTGCGCGGCGAATTGGTATTCGGATTCGGTCATAGGATAGCCCTCCGTTGTTCTGCCACCTGCGCGGCCATGGCCTTTAACTTTTCGTCGCTGGCCGGCTGCATGGGTGGCTTGGTTGGCGTTGGCCTTGGCGTAACAGGCGGCTTGCCTGCGTTGGCCCTGCGCTTCAACTCAGCGTTGATGGCCAAGCGTTCCGCCGGGTCGGTGGTTTCCCGCAGGTCTTTTCTAAGCTGCCACCCCTTCAAGTTTTCAAAGGGGGGCCGGTCTGGTGATGGCGTTTTTTGAGGCGTTGGAACGTCCCGCATCTGCCTTTCCCCCTCTGGTTCTGGTTCTGGTTCTGGCTTATGCGGCGTTACCAAACCGTTACAAGCAACGTTACTGCGATGCCGTTGCACGCGAATAGCCCCGTTTTTACGGGCTAAATACTCGCGTTTCATTCGGCGGTTTGTCACCGTTACAACGTCGTTGCGAAACGTTACATCGGCTGCTTGAGTGGTGTTCAGGTCTTGCAACGCGGCATCTACTTGAACGATAGTGCAACGACCGAGTCGGGCGAGAATGTCGCGCTTGCCGGTGATTGAACCACTACGATCCAAGAGTTGCATATTGCAAATCCAGTCCATCAAAATTCCACGGGTGGCCGGCTCGCAGATGGAAACCTGTGGGTCAGTCAGCCAGTCCGAAACAAACCATTGCATCCACGGAAACTTCATATCATCAACTCGCGCATAATGGGTTGGACGCTGCCGTCGGGGTTCACGTTGTCGAAGATGTCCGACGCCATAGGTTCGGTGCCGTCCCAGCCACGCGGCCAAGTCTGCGCCTCGATCAACTCCAAGATGCGCGCTTCTTCGTCGGCGTTAATCAGGTCAACACCAGCGCGGGCCTGAATGTCTTTGATGCGAGCAAGACCGATGCCCGTGCTAGTGCCCCCGGCCCCGCAAAACAGGTCTGCTATTTGGAGGTTCACAACACCCCTCCAAACTCTGCGGCATCGCGCAATGTTATGTGACATCCAGCGGGATAATCGGCGGTGTAGTTTTTCGACACCTTGAGAATCACCACTTGATCGTCGTCGTCCCAAACGCCGAGCGTGGACATGCGGTCCATCACGCACTTGGCAAGGTTGTCGGCGTCTGGCTTCTTTTCATACCAACTCGGCGCGGTAGCCTTCAAATCCCCCTTGGAATTGAAATGGGACTTGGGGCGCGGCATGTGAAAGCAAAGCGTCAGGCAAACCGGCACGCTGATCTTGGGCATGGCTGGCGCTTCGGCTTTCCACGCTTCGGCGATGGCTTGTCCCCAGACCTCGGCGGGGTGCGTGTGATACTTGCCCGTCGTGGCGTTCTTCACCTTCTTGGGGGTGTAGATGGTCACGAACTTGCCACGAGATGCCGCCTTGATGCGCGGCTGTCCAGTAGGCAGGCCGGGGACGAAGATGGTAAAGGTGGGGAACATGGTTCAGGTGGTTGCCACGACGCGGGCCATGTTGATTCTGTCGAGCGCAATGCCGCACAGTTTGGCCGAGCATCCATCAAAGCTCGATGGACTCCATGTGTCGCCAAGCTTCATTGCGTTATGCACCGAATCCCAAAAGTCGTCTTCAAATTTTCTTGGGCACTCAATACGGATCATCTGTCCGTTATCCAAAATGAAATCAGTGAATATCATGGTTTTAATTCAGCGCGTTTTTTAATGTAAGCCGCGCCCCTTACTCTTGCGTTTTGTTGTTCTGCGTGAGCCGCCAATGCGGTGTTAAATTCAGAGCTTCAAGCCGTCCGCCGTCGGTTCAATCTTGGTGTTTGACGGGTCTTTGCTGTTGGGATACGGATTTGGCGTGTCGAGCCGCTTCAAATCCATGCCGAGCCACATCACCGCTTCTTGCAATTTGGTAATGGTGATACTGCGCTCCCGACTTGGCGGGAGTGATTTCACTTTCTGAATTTGCGCGTCAATGTCCCGGCGTAATTCCTTGTTGGCGATGATTTCGCCATCGCGGCTTGGGCATGTAACATTTCCTTCGTTCATTTTGGTTTTTTGGTTGTGCCTCGGCGTTGTGCTTTGGCGTGATTATTTTTGGGCAAGAAATTCAGGCCAATAATACTGGCCGCAATCGTGCATCATCTCTGCAGCTTGCTGCCGTTCCTGGCTAAACATTCCATGCCGCGCAGCGATGGCTTTGAACCACCCAAATTCGTGGTCGTGTTTCCGCATTTGAATAACCGGGCGCTGCAAATCGTCACGAACAACACCGCGTTTATCAATTTTGATGGCGATGTGGTGCATCTCGTGATCGAGCAGAGCACGCTTTTCGTTCTCATTCGCTTCGTTCCACCAATCGCCATCCAGTGAAATTTCAGTATCAGCGCGGCCCATTGCACGGTCTTTCAATGGAATCACGCGACAAATACCAAGCGCCTTGCAACCGTTCTTTGAAAGGGCGTTGCCGGTTTTTTTGCCCGAGTCGTCTTCATCGGCGAAGGCAAAGACAAAATCAATCGAGACTTTGGCGTCGAGCAATGGCTGATGGGTTTCAAACTCGCAAAGAATTTCGTTCGCTAAATCGCGGACTCTTTGCGGACATTTTTGGAATGTTGACATATTTTTGTGTGTTGATGGTTTCGGAGATTATTTGGAAATAGTCGCAAGAACCTTGGAAACTGTTTCATGCCGCTGGCCTTGGTCGCATTGAATTATCACGGCAACTTCTTGCACGGTCTGGTTGCGAAACTCATTGAGCATCCCGGTCAAGAGCGTTTCATTGTTCACGGCTGAATCCTGCGCCATCGCCGGGACGAGGCGCGCGATTTCGGCGGCGAGTAGGGTGGTTGCGCCACCATGATGTCCCAGCCTTGGCCGAGCCTGTCGCGCACGTCGCCTTGGTAGTGGTTGCCGGGCTTCTCGCTCGGCAGGAGGTCACACGACCACGCATCCCATCCTAGAGCGGCGAAGGCATCACGGACAGTTCCGCTATATTCGCAAGCAACTAAAACGCGCCCTAACCACGCGCCGGAGCCAATGCCGGTTACGGCATTCAGTTCCGCTGTCGCGGTTGATGGTTGTTTGTCCGGCATGGCTCAGCTTGAAATGTTCGGCGCATACTTTTTTCGGATGGCCTGTTCGCGCTCGAATTGTTTTTCCATTACCTCGACGTGTTGCGCATATGTGCCTTCACAGACCGCCACGTTTAGGTCAGCAGCGAGACCACCGATCTCGTTCCATGCCAACTCTGCGAGCATCGCCATGCGCCGAACCAGCCCGATGGAGCGCAACACGGTTACGGGTTTCTCGTTGGCGTTTGGAACGTTCATGGCGTCTTGGTTGAGGTCATACCTTTGTCAGAATCGGGCTGCTGGTTTTGGTTTCCGTCGCACCGGCAAGCAGTTCGTCCATCTTCGCGTCCAGCGCCTTGCCCTTCGCGCCCGTCGCCGTCTTGAGCGCGGTCTTGAGCGCGGTCTTTCCAACCGTGATGCACTCGGCCACAAAAGCGCCTTGGGTGATGCCAGCGGCCAAAGCGCGATTGAACACGGTTTGCGCGTTGGTGATCTTCTCAGTCTCTCTGCCGGGCTTGATCGTCCAACCGTCAACAGACTCGCCCGCGTCCAGCCGGCGGCGAACTTCTTCGGTCGCGGTTTCCTCGGCCATCCGGACCAGCGCGAGGAATTTGCCGAGGCGTTCACTGGTCAACGCACGGACTCCGGCGGAAACATTGTCCGGCTCGCTCGGTGGTATGGTCGGAAGTGAAGCGGCGAGAAACTCCGCACACGTCGCCTTCGCGCGGCAGTATTGGCATTGAACATTACCAGGCGTCCGCTTCGCAAACTTGTCATTCGACAACACCACGCGGTCAGCCATCGAATCTTGTGCCGTAATCAGGTCGTCAACTTCATAAGTGCAGACTTCGGGATTCATCGTCGCCCACGGCTGGATGATGGCGACGTGAACCGTTCTGAAGCCAAAGTTTGATGCCACCAAAACCGCCAAGTCGCGCAACTGCAAATTGCGGGCAGATTCCGTCGCTTCGTTGCGGCCGGTTTTGTAATCCAGCACCAGCGCCACAGATCCCGCCGTATAAATCACGTCAGCCTTGCCGCTGTGCCGATACTTGCCGGTTCCAACCGTCGCCCAAAGCCGCTGCTCGCGGATGACATTGGGTTTGACGACGCCGAAAATACTATCTTCCAAGGTCGCCTCGATGATCTGGCATTTTTCCGCCGTCTCGATTTCATCAACCTCAAGGCTGCTGACAGGGATTGAGCCTTCCAGCGCGGCGTGAATCCGCGTGCCGGTCGTGGCGTCTGCCGACTTCACCCCTTCGGGAATGCCGCGCTGTGCCAGATGCCGCCCCGCGCAAAGACTATCCGCCTCGGCGCTGCTGGCGCTGGTGCATCCTTCCCGTTCGTCGGTGGTAATCACTTGGCCGCTCCTTTCGCCTTGTCGAAACGGGTCAAGACGTTCTGCCAATCGTCGTAAGCGACGGCGAGCTTGGCCGGTGCCACGGTGGCCACTTCTTCCAGCGACGACAGCGAATCATCCCAGCCGAGCGACGCGCGGGCGAAATCCAGAAATTCGCCTTCCTCGATCTGTCCGAGCTTCATCAATCCGCGAATGCCTTTCAGGTAGTTCGTGGAAGCGGGCTTGTCGGCCAACGGCGTCGGGCCGGTCATTGGCACATCATCCGCGTGCGGCGGCGACAACTGCGGGACTTCTTCGGACTCCATTTCCAGCGGTGCAACTGCGTTAAAAATTGGCCGGTTCACCACTTGCGGCGGCGTCACTTCATCCACCAAAGCAGCTTCGGCAATCTCGGCGTCGAGCGGCCATTTCTTCGATGACCGGCGCACAACCGTCTTTTTCGCCATCTCGTTGTAATCCGTCACCCACGGACCAGAGCCGGACGCCTTGCTACGCTTGCGGATGCCGTCAATCTCGTCCTTGGTCATCACTTCGCCGTCAAACTGTTCGCCGTCCTTCCAGATGCAGAACGCCGCGAACATCGCGCCCCTGGGCTGGCGATAGTTGATGACGTGCTTGAACTTCAAACCGTCGCCGTCACGGAAAAATTCAAACGTGTCGTTTTCGCAGACCACATCGGCGGCGATGTTCTGCACGCCGTTACGGCGAGCCAAAGCCACCAGCCCCTTCCAATCAAAGATGACTTGGACAATATCGCCGTAGGGAATCAGATGCGCGTTGCGGCCATCCGGCTCCAGCCCGGCCTGCGAGCAAAGCATGAGTGCTTGGAGCAAGCTTTCCGTCCGGCATTGCGCGAGCTTCGGCGTTTTCAGAATCGCCGTGCAAGCAACGCGGGCCATGCGATCGGCGGTCAGATGCTTCGGCAGCACCATCGCCATTTGCGCTTTGACGGAATCAGATTGAATCAGGGAACGGATGTCGCGCTTGGCGTCGTTCGGTTTTTGAATTGCGGTAGTCATGGTTTTGTTTTGTTGTTGGTTAATTTTTTTTGAAATTCTTGCGCCAGACGGACGGGAAATCGCTTTTGGTTTTACGCAGCCGCTTCAAATCCGCTGCCACGCCCTTGAAACAGTCCGGCGAACTGCCCGCTCCACCGGCTTGATGCCCGCCGCGCGTCATCTTGATGTTGTTCGTGTTGGTCGCCATATCAGAAAAGCCTCGCCTGTGGATCAATCGTCCAGACCGTCGCGTAAAGCCCGCTGGAATTTTTCCGGCGCGTGCCGCTCTTGAAAATCCAGCCGCGTTTTTGCATCTCAGTGAAGCGCGGGCGAATCGCCAGCACGCTACGACCCAGCCGCGTCGCGCATTCATCCGCCGTCATGTCGCCATGCAGCTTTATCGCCTCGATGCAATCACCGCGCAGCGATGCCGCGTCCTGATTCGTTGGGTAGGTGGTTTCCATATCACCAGCGCCCTTTCGGAAATTTGTTATGTTCCGCAGCCGTGGTCGGCGCGTGCGTCGGGACAATCAAATTTCCAAACCCCGCCTCGGCATTTAGCTCGGCACGGTCGCGGTTCATTGACGACGGATGGCCAGCCGAATCAGAGCTTTTCTTTTGTGAAGCGACGGAGAAGGCCGCTTCGCGGGGGTTGGAAATTGAGTTAATCACAGCGCGCCCTCCAGAATCAAAAACAGAACGCCACCCGCCAGCGTCAAGGATGACATCCAGATGACAAAGCAACCGTTGTGGTAAGTCGCGGCCCGCGTCGGCAAAAACACTTCGCCGCCTTCGGTGTTTAGGTTCGGTCGGCGCAAATCTTCGACGATGGCGCGGAGAATGAATGTCATGGATTTCATTTTGTTCCCTTGGATTTTTCTCCATCAATGATAGCGCCTGACAACACGCTCTGGACGGTGCCGCCTGACAACACGCTCTGGACGGTGCCGCCTGACTCCACGCTCTGGACGGTGCCGCCTGACCACACGCTCTGGACGGTGCCGCCTGAC